AATCTCTAAGTTGTTTTGATTTTAAAGTTTCCAACAGTTGATTATAGATTACTGCTTGTATATCTGTACGAGTAGCATAACTGAATCTAAAACTGTCAGTGTATTCTTCTTTATACAGGGCACCATCGTCAGCAAATAAGTTTGTTTTAGAGTATTTTCCAGTTGGGTCAACTAGATCAAAATAACGACTAATACCGCTAGATGTGCGATTAATTGCTTTAACTTTGACTACTTGTTGATTAACACTTAAGGGAGTAATGTTGTAATCTTCCCCAGTAATCATACGATTCTGCGTGTAATACGTTGCAGGTGCATTAGCTTTAATGCTGTCGTTTGATTCTGTAGCTGCCGAATTTGCTACAGATGTTTGAAGGCTTACAGTTACTGATAATGTTTCTACTTGATTAAAATTAGAAACATAAGGTATTTCAATTGTTACATTTCTAATGTCTTTAGGATTAATAGTAAACGCAATTCCAGTGCTTTGTCTGTAATATGTACGGAATGTGCCTCTTGGTAGATTACCAAAAGTACCGTCACTAAAAGACAAACTAACTTTGTCTTCGGCTTTTGTAATAACAGAATAAATGTTTCTTATAGATTTTTTTAGACTGTTATAGATTGTATTGTTGCCTTCTAAAGACGAAATTTTAGCCCAATATTCCGACTCTTGGCCTTGACTATCAAGTTTGTATAACCAGACGTCATCATTATTAATATTAATTGCATCAATATCAACAATTTCGTTCGTGCTAGGCTGGTCAATGGTAAATGTGCCTTGATTTAAAATGCCCTGACGGAAATGTATAAAGAATCCAGTATTAGTGCTACCGTTTCCTTTTCCGTCATTTCGGTAGATAAATGCCAGTCTATTTCCTACAGCAGGTGGTTCTTCATACAAATAAGTCTGATCCTTAAATGTTGTTGATACGATTTCAAAAGGTAAATTCCTGCCGTCTACTGATTTGTTAAATCCATAAACAGGAACATCAAGATTGCTGGCTTGAAAACGATATTGTTCTGTAGGAATACCGTAAATTTCATTTTTATCGTCTGGATTACCAAATTGACGATTAACTGGCAATGCTGCATTAATTACTTTAATAAATTGATCGTACCAATTGGCATTTGAAGGATCGTTCCACGATACTGTCTGTCCTGAAAGATTTCTTCCGTTAGAATCGTATATAATTTGCGTGGTAGAAACTGTAGTAAACTTTAATAATCCGCTAGCTGCAATATTTCGCTTGGCATTATAGCTTAATAGACGGGCAAGACGTATAATACTTTCTCTACGTTCAGATAACTCTAAAAAGTTATCTCTAGCATTCATGTCAATACGGAATGCAATACTTTGTCCAAGGAATGCGATAAGATCAATTAGAGCAAGATATTCGCTAGATTCAATATAATCGTTAAAATCTTCAGGATAATTTTCACGGATATACTGAACCATTACCCTACGTAGGTTCTCAAAGTCGTAGCTTTGAAAGTCTGCATTGCGGAAACTTTGGTAGATACGTTTCCAATCTTCCGCTACTAGTAATCTATTTTGTCTATCAGTTGTTGACATACGCCTTCCCAATTATTGAGTATTTAGCGTATATTATTATGTGTGTAGTTAATTATTAAGCAATTAAACCGTTATCTTGATCGAATTTAAACTGTATTGACTCTTGTATGTTGTAAGGAAAATAGATAACGTCCCAAATAATAGTTCCAAATGTAGGTTGCTCTAATCTTTCACCCAATCGTATGTGAAAATGATTTATAATATCCTGTTTGATTAAGAATAAATCATACAGCGCAAAGCTCTCAGTAGCCGTAGATACTGTGCTAAAACCTTTGTAAGTCTTAGATCCTGTAATAACTTGCTGTTGAATAGAACCTCTTAATGTGATTCTATCATATAGTTGAGAACTTGTTGCCATACTTTATTTAACCTTGTTGAGACGGGCCAACTTTAGAGAACGTATCAGTTGATGTAGAATATGTTCTCCAAGCGCCTGCTGGTTCTTTCATATCTAATGTAAAATCGCCTTGTGCGTTTAATTCTTCGCCGTCTGTAGACTCGTACCTACCTTCTTTATCTCTATCAAGTTTATCTGGCTTATAGTTTAACGGATCTAAATTTTCATGATGCGGGTAAGGTTCTGGAGTAGGCATTCTACGTACTATCGCTTCTGTACTAATTAAAGATTGCCATTCATCTTGACTGGTTAAATCTACTATTGTATGCAACTTTAATCTCTGTGGTAAGCCTGCTTCAGCAGCATCAGGGCCGCCAGCGGCAGCGGCAGCCGGTTGTGCTGGGTTGCCACTACTGTTCATATGAATCTGACTAGCAGTTTCCAAATGATTTCCTGTAGTTTTGATATGATGCGTTCCGCCAGTTGTAACCTTCCTATCTCCAGTAACTGTGTGATCAAATGTGCCGTTGTGTGTTATCTTAATGTTTCCATTGATAATAACATCTGTATTTCCACCAGTAGTAGTTTTTACAGTTCCGCTTTGTGTAACAAAATTTTCAATTACACTGTTATAAACAGTGTGTAAGAAATCTTTTTCGTACAATTTATCTACTTGCAACTTTACATGATGTTTGTAATTTTGTTCGTAAGTTTTATCTACATCTTGTTTGATTTGTATTTTTTGATTGCCGTCTACAATTAAAATTTGATCGCCTATAACATGGGTGTGCTTTTCACCTTTAACTTTTGTATTAAAGTTTCTACCTGCTTCCATGTTGATATCGCGGTCTGCATAAAAATTAAAGTCTTGCTTGGTCCTAAAACTGATGCTGTCTTCTGCATAGACTTCCATCTTACCGTCACTGGTTAATTCAATCCATGCTGTGCCGCGGCTGTTACTAATATAAATCAAATCTTCACTATTATGCATTAAAATTTGATGCCCTGTACGTGTACGCAGTCTAATCAGTTCATTGTGCAAGATATCTTTTATACCTGACTCACCTTGTTCAACTGCACCGTATTCTGGCGGACCTTCGTGTGCTTTAGTTTTACGCAGAAACTTGTCGTCACCGTCATCCATGACAAAACTTGAGCCGCCTAATCGACTAACATAAGCATTAGGAATCTTATGTTCGTGTTTTCCTACTTTTCCTTGTTTGCCTGTTTTATCTACCGGGCCCGGAGTACTGATGCCAAATACCATGCTAGGTACTTCTCGACGAGCACTTGAGGTTGTAATACCTCTAATGTCGTCTTTTAACAATCCTTGTGCTTCTAACTTCTTAGCACTTGGATGTTCAGGTTTTAATTTTTTAGTAGTGTCAGATTGCGTTTCACTGTGTATAATTTTATTATATTCAGTAACTGGTACTCTAGTTTTTTCAGTATCAGTTTCTCTACTACTGTCAACAACATACTGTGTAGCAGCATATCCCGGCAGGCTAAAATTTATATCTTCGTTTTGTACACAACCAAACCAAAAACCTTTTCTAGTGTCGCCGCCAATGAAAATACAAGCAACAATTTGCCCTACATCTGGCGGAACAAACCACATGCCGTAGGACTTCTGTGTATTATTATGAGTATCTGGATCTTCACTTACATAATCAATACTAGTAGATCCGTAGAAAGGATTAAGATACTTTACAGTCCTTAATTGTCCTTCACGATCCTCGTCATTACCTGATTCAAGTAAGAGTTGTACTTCAAGTGTTCCCATATAACTAGGATCAAGATGACTAACAACTTTTGCAAGAAACGGTCCTGCGTCGGGTGTAGTGGCGTTTGCGCCTTTTCTAAAATTTTCTGCCATAGTTTATTTGATTTAAGGATCTGGTGGTTGATCCGGCATAGGATTCTTATCAGGATAGTTACCAGATGACGGGGTGGATACAGCTGACGGTTGTCCTGGAATTCTATACAATGTTATTCGTTGGGTAAATTTACCTCTGTTAAATGTGCTTTCAACTTCTTGGACCCTGTACTTACCTGTAAACTCTCTTACAATTTTTCCACCAGCAAAGTCATAAAATCCAGTGTCAGTATTAGCATCTTCTGGAGTTCTAAAAGTTACTTTTACAATAATCTGCCCTTCTTGCCAGTTCATTGAACCTTCTGAATTGATAGGACCGCTTCCTGGAATTGTAAAGTTGCCCATACCACTATTTCCTATGAAGTACGGGTCTCCTAGTATAGTTAAATCAAGCTTCATTAAGTCGTTACCATTAGTGGCCAAATCGTGAAACTGTCTAGCTGCTTGAGTCGCATAGTCGTCAGGTACGCCAGCGCCGCCAAATTTAGCTGTTGAAGTTCCTGTTTTATCTCTACGAACTACTTCTGCACCAGTTCCGCCCGATGGTTGCTCTGATGGCGGGGATCCACCAGCTGGAGGTGGTACAGCATTTCCAGTAGCAGGAGATAGCACAGTAGTTTCAGAATTCCTGCCGCCGTCAGCATTAAATGCTCTATAAAAATCAGTATTATAGTTAATCTGAAAATCTAATATATCGTAATTTTTACCAGTGTAGATATAATTAAATTCTCTAGCAACAGGAGGATCATCTGGGGCTTTAGATTTTGTGTTTGGAGGCAAAAAGATTGTTGCGTCTACTTCGTAAGGCACAACTCTAAAAATTACTTTCTTAGCTTTTTCTCCGGTTTTTGGATCTTCGTCGGATATATTATGAAAATGCGTTTCAATACGCCACCAAATAACTTTACCCTGTGCGGTTTGATTAGCTTCTTCTAACGCCTTTCTACCATAGTCACTTGTTAAAATAACCTGATTAATAATATCTTGAACTGTAGATCCTTGAGCAAATTTAAAATCAGCATTTCTTGTATTAATTTTTATTTCGCCTCGAGTATAAACTCCTGAAGCTGGATCATAAGTTGCGCCATCTTTAGCAAATTGACTATCTGCTTTATTGTACTGATTTAACCCTAATTCTGATTCTCCAATTAAATTGCCGTCACTGTTGCTAGTGTACGGTGCTGGAGGAAATACTATATCAATTTCATGTGCATAAGTGACATTCTTTTTTCTGTCTTTGTCATCTTTAAGTTTATCATTAATAATTTTCTTTAAGCTCTTAGCAGAATCTTTCAATAGTGCCTTAACTGTTTTTGGGCCGCCATCGTCGCAACTAAAACTAGCATCTGTTTTTATTTCTGCAAAACTAGTTGACATGCCACCTTCATTCCAAGGAGATGCAGCAATTTCATATTCAGAACCTTTTGCAGTAACTTTCATTGCAACATCTCGTATCTTTATATGAATAGCTTTATTAGTATTAGGTATAGTTTGAGATAGACTGTCTGCGTCAAAGTGTCCTGTAAACTCAATCTTTAACATGTATGACGCAGCGGCATAATTTTTGTTGCCTGCTTGTAGTGCCGCTGTTTGTAAACTTTCCCAAAATTTACCCATACTGTAGGGCTCAATTACTTTAAAAGTAATATCATGTACATTAGAATTTCCAGCTTGTTGATCTAATCCAACAGTTCCGCTTAGTCGTACATTGTCAATAAATGTAGTTGCACCAACTACAGGTTGACTGTGTTTTTCGCTAATGATACAGATTGATCCGCCTCTATCTCCGCCATTTACTTCACCGTCAGTTAATGCCCATAAAGAAAATAGATAGTTATATGATGCGTAGGCATGTAAGGGGTTAGACATGGCACTACCAGTAAATCCTGCCATACCTATACCAGAGCCGCTGCCGCCAAACAAATTAGCAATATTATTAACTGCACTTGTAATTGCTCCAACGGCTGCACCTGCTGCGGCAACTGCTCCTACGGCACCCATAATTTTTCCAGCAGCATTTGTTAAGCCTGCATTGCCTGTTAGTGCTCCTAGAGCACCTACTGCGGCTGCGGCAGATCCTGCTCCGGCAACTACTCCTGGAATTGAACCAACTATTCCAGTGCCAACATTAGTTAACCCGTTAACCGCAGAATTACGTATATCGGCAGCTGAACGACCAATTGAACTTAATCCAGCGGCAGTCTGTTGAACTCCACTTACTACTCTTGAAGTAGTGGCGGCTGCTGTAGTTGCGGCATTTAATAACCCCATTTTATAATCCTAATACTTTCATTAACCTATCGCCTTTAGGAATATAAATCTGTGTACCTGGTATAAAATCGTAGATAGGATCTTGTAGTACATCAAGATTTCTCTGCATAAACACCCACCATAATTTAGAATTTTTATACAAGTCAAATGCTAGTAAATCTGGACGGTGATTATATTGTGACTCAATAGTATAAAGAAAATCGTCAGGCTCTGCAGGCACAGGGCGAATCTTTAAAAAGTCTAGATAGCCTTCTTTTATAGAAGTTTCTTTCCAAAGACTTGTAGGTTTATATGTTGCTGTTGTCATTATACGAATCCTGCACTTCCGCCATTAATAAAAGATTGTAAATTAAATGTTTTGATTTTTTCTCTACTATAGATAGGTTGTAAACTTACACTAAAGTTACTCTTAATAGGTACATGACTTGATCCTGTACTAATGTAATCTACGCCACTTGGTAAATCAACACTATAAGATTTAATAATTACTGGGATGTCTTTAAAAACATAATTACCGTAAGCATTAAATTTTAAAATAATAGGCGGATTGCCGTCTGAAAACATTTTAGTGGTAGCTCTTAAAAAATTAACTGCTTTGATCCAAACATCTGCTTGCATTGCATCTTCAACATAAAATGGTGCTGAAATTGATATACTTTCAGCTTTGCTATTTTGATAAGAGAAAAAACTGTAATTCTGGTGTGTAATTGGTTGCTCGTCATAAGTAGCACCACCCTGAATTTGAATTGTTGGAGTATAGGGGAATACTAGTTCACCTAGGGGGCAAGTTAATCTTGCTCTCCAGTCGCCACTACCGCCACCTCCACCAAATATACTAGCGATTGCGCCCAAAGCTCCGGCGGCTTGGCCGATAGCTCCGTTAAATAGTGCTGCTCCGGCTGCAAACTTAGCAACTGGATTTCCGCCCGGGGGAAGACTAATACTTCTTAACGCACTAACAGACGCAACTGCACCTTGTGCAGAATTAATTGCACCTGAAATTCTTCCTGCGGTACCGGCGATCGTACCTAATGTACCCATGGCTTGTGTACCAATTGAACCTATTGTTGATGAGGCTTGGCCTACTGCTCCGGAAAAACTATCAAATGGACCTGGCATTATTTGGACTCCTTTGTCATACTATTTAGTTGACAAAATTAAGTACATAGTTTATAATTATAGGAACTTGGACTATTATGACAAAAGTTAATTACTTAAACAACAAAGATTTACTAGAAGAAATACACAAAAGCAAAAATACATTCTGCTCATTTACGCAACCAGAGTATCATCGTTATGATTTGATATTGCCAAGTGTAGATAAAATTAATATTCGAACTATTGCTGAAGCTAAACGAGCGCAGGCAAAACGACAAAGCCAAGAAGCATATGTTGCCCGTAAGGCAGCTGGTGAAAAAGTTAAACAGGCAGATTGCGAAGTAGATTATAAAAAGATTCAAAAGACTGATGTTGTGTTTCGCATTATGACGTTTGATCATATTCCCCTGAACAATACCCGTAAAAAGAATCCTAAGACACTTGCTGACCATAGAGATAAAGTTAACTTTCCTCCGTTTCAACACTGGAAGTTTGATGATAAAGACATACTAGTGTGTGTTGGAAAAAGTCATTGGAAGGGTGATTTAGAAAAAGGCAAGTTTAATAAAGATCACGGGCAAATCACCAATACGCTAGCCCGCATGTATATTAAACTATGCGAACGCTATGCTACCCGTGGTAATGTTCGTGGCTACACTTACAACGATGAGATGCGTGGGCAGGCTATTCTACAGCTAACACAGATTGGCCTACAATTTGACGAATCAAAGTCAGATAATCCATTTGCTTATTTTACTGCCGCAGTTACTAACAGCTTTGTTAGGATTATTAACTTAGAAAAACGTAATCAAAACATCCGTGATGACTTGTTAGAAATTAATGGCATGAACCCGAGCTATTCTAGAACTGGTTCTGGAGAACATGCTGCCGCTGTTAAGCGTTTCGACGAAACAACTGATTGACCTGTAGCCTTAAAACAACTATAATAGTGCAACGGAGATACTATATTGAGTAACCTTTTTAAACGAGTAGCCTGCTTTACTGACATTCATTTTGGATTGAAGTCAAATAGTCAAGTACACAACCAAGACTGCGAAGATTTTGTAGATTGGTATATTGCTAAAGCCAAGGAGCAAGGATGTGACACAGGTATTTTTATGGGCGATTGGCATCACAACCGCAATAGTCTTAACATTACTACTATGGACTACTCACTTCGAGCACTGGAGAAACTTGGACAGGCTTTTGATCAGTTTTTCTTTTTTCCAGGTAATCACGATCTTTATTATAAGGATAAGCGTGATATTCATTCAGTAGAGTTTGGCAAGTATATTCCTGGAATTACTGTAGTTCACGAACCCACTACTATTGGCGACGTTACCTTATGTCCGTGGCTTGTAGGAGACGAATGGCGATCAGTAGGCAAAAAAGGCGGAAAATATATCTTTGGTCACTTTGAATTGCCTAGCTTTTTCATGAACGCAATGATACAGATGCCAGATCACGGTGAAATTAATCTCGACAGCTTTAAAGGTTACGAAATGGGATTTAGTGGACACTTTCACAAGCGTCAGAGACAGCGTAATATGATCTATATTGGAAATGCATTTCCGCATAACTATGCAGATAATTGGGATGACGATCGTGGCATGATGATCTTAGAGTGGGACGGTGAGCCTGAATATCATACTTGGCCTATGCAGCCTACATTCCGCACAGTTAAATTAAGCGAACTAATTGACAATGCCGATACTATTATTAAACCTAATCAGCATCTACGTGTCAGTCTCGATATTGATATTAGTTATGAAGAAGCTAGCTTTATTAAAGAGAAGTTTATGGCAGACTATACCATACGTGAACTTACGCTAATTCCAGAAAAGAAAGAAATTGAAATCAACACAGACATTGACATTCAAGCGTTTGAAAGTGTAGATCAAATTGTCAGCAATCAATTGATTAATATTGAAAGTGATACATTTGACAAAAAAGTACTGTTGGAGATTTATAACAGCTTATGATAAAAATTAAAGATTTAACAGTAAAAAACTTTATGAGTGTGGGCAATCAAACTCAGGCAGTAGATTTTGGTCGAGAGCAATTAACCCTTGTGTTAGGTGAAAACTTAGATCAAGGCGGGGATGACAGCGGCTCGAGAAACGGAACTGGTAAAACTACCATTGTTAATGCACTAAGTTTTGCATTATTCGGCACTGCACTAACTAACATTAAAAAAGACAATCTGATTAATAAGATAAACAACAGGAACATGTTAGTTACCTTAACGTTTGAAAAAGACGGTAACAAATATAAGATCGAGCGTGGGCGTAAACCTACAATCATGAAGTTCTATGTTAACAATCAAGAGCAGAGTGCAGAGTCTACTGATGATAGTCAGGGTGACATGCGTGAAACGCAAAAGGATATTGACGAGTTGTTAGGAATGAGTCACGATATGTTTAAACACATTGTAGCTCTTAACACCTATACAGAACCGTTTCTCAGCTTGAAAGCTAATGAGCAACGTGAGATCATTGAGCAGTTGTTGGGCATTACTCTGTTATCAGAGAAAGCAGACACGCTTAAAGAACAGATTAGACAGACTAAAGAAAATATCTTTCAAGAAACAGCAGATATTGAAGCTGCTAAAAAGTCTAACGAAAAAATACAAGTAAGTATTACTGGTTTAGAAACTAGGCAATCAGCCTGGTATGCTCAACAGAAGACAGACTGTGCAAAAATTGAACAGAGCATTGCAGAACTGCAAAGTGTTGATATTGAAAAAGAGCTTGTGCAACATGCTAAGTTAAAACAATATGACGAACATGCGGCTAAGATTAAAAGCCTTAACAAAGAAAAGGCCACACTAGAAACTGCTGTTATACAAGCTGACAAGACTGTAGCAAAATATACTAAAGAAGTAGAGCAGTTAAAAAATAAAACTTGTCCTGCGTGTGAGCAAGGGTTACATAGCCACAAGCACGAAGAAATGACTACCGGTGCTGAAAAGAACTTAGCAGATGCTGTTGCATATTTAGAAAGTATTAGTGATAGCTATGCAACTGTGCTTCAAGAGTTAGAGACTATAGGTGATATCAACGGCAGACCGCAGACTTACTACGACACTGTCGAAGAAGCATTAAAGCATCAAAACAATCTAACAAGTCTAGAAGAAGCATTGACTAGGAGACATACAGAAACTGATCCTTATCAAGAACAAATTGATGATCTTAAGCATACTGCTATGCAAGATATCTCATGGGATAATGTTAATTTGTTGAATAGTATGAAGGATCATCAAGAGTTCTTGTTAAAATTACTAACAAACAAAGATAGTTTTATCCGTAAAAAGATCATAGATCAGAACCTTGCCTATTTGAATAACAGGCTTACGTACTATCTTGACAAGATGGGATTACCGCATCAAGTTAGTTTCTTAAACGACTTAAACGTTGAGATTACACAGTTAGGACAGGATCTAGATTTTGATAACTTGTCTCGTGGCGAACGCAATCGTTTAATCTTAGGATTAAGCTGGGCGTTCCGTGATGTGTGGGAAAGTCTGTATCAAAGCATTAACTTATTGTTTGTTGACGAGCTTATCGACAACGGATTAGATGCAAACGGTGTAGAAAATGCGTTAGGTGTACTTAAGAAGATGGCACGTGAACGTAAGAAGAACATTTTCTTAATCTCACACAAAGATGAATTGATTGGTCGTGTTAATAATGTACTTAAAGTTGTTAAGGAAAACGGCTTTACCAGCTATGCAAACGATATTGAGGTTACAGAATAAATGAGCGAGAGTCTGCATGATCAGTTAATGAAAGAGTTTCGAAAGTATTTTGAAAATTATCAAGACTGGGCTATGAATCAGACTCACGCAGCAGGCATGAGAACTAGGGCAAACTTATTAGAAATTAGACGACTTTCTAGAGAACTTAGAATAGATATTCTAGAAACTCGCAGAACGTTTCCAAAAATTAAATCACCAAAATATAGAGAAGCAAAGTTAAAAGAACAGCTCGCTCAAAAACAACAGGCACAAGGCGACAGCGGCACTAACTAAGTGCATGTCATGGTATTATCAAGGAACTTTAATCGAAGCTTTACCCGAAGAGTGTATTGGCTTTGTTTATTGCATCACTAATAACATAACTGGTCGCAAATATATAGGCAAGAAATTAGCAAAATTCTCTAAAACAACTTATAAAACAGTAAAACTCAAAAACGGCAACAAGAAGAAAAAGAAGATTCGTTCTAAAATTGATTCTGACTGGCGTGAATACTATGGCTCAAGCGACCATCTAACAAAAGATATAGAAACTCTAGGCGCAGAGAATTTCAAAAGAGAAATACTTTACTACTGCACATCAAAGGCTGAATGTTCATACATCGAGGCAAGAGAACAATTTACAAGACGTGTTCTCGAAAGTGACGACTACTACAACGGACACATTGCTGTTCGTGTACACGGAAGTCATATCAAAGGCAAACAACTAAACGGTTAA